AAAAAAAAAGGGCCTCGCAAGAGGCCCTTTTTTAAAGTTCCTGGGACGTACCAGGTGAAAAACTGCTTTCTTTTTTGATCCGCCTAGACAAATCAGAAATAAACTGATTGTGTACCAGGTGTGAACGCTGTTCCGAGACCGCTCAATAGAATCACGTGATAGTACAGATTGGCGCCAAAGATATTGTCGACAACACCGTAACGTGTTAGTAAACCAACACGTGGGCTGAAGTCGTTAGGACCGATGGTGCGTTGTACCATTACAGGGATGTATGGGCAGTAGATGATTCCAGTGTCATAAAACTCTGGACCCTTATAGCCTAGTAGAGCGTACTCTACACGGGCTGATCTGCCTGCAATACCTGCCTCGAACTGAGCTTCAGTACGAGTGTCACGGTAAACATTAAAGCGACCACCAAGGTTACCTACCTTAGCTACGCCAACAGGTTGAGTGTTGACATTGCCTTGGACCGGTACCCATTGAAACTCAGGTAGCATCTCGAGGATTGCGCAAACGCGTGGGGTTGCAACAATAAAGTTAGCAGCGCCACGACGGTTACGTACGGCGATTCTGTTGGCCTCTACGATCAATCTCTGATAGAAGTCGCGATTTCTCTCGACTAACCAGCGACCGTCTGCGGAAGCAGGGGACCATACTGAATAACCAGCACCATAACCAGCGTTTAGAGCAGTCTGGATCATACGAATAATCATTTCACGGTCGATTTCAGCCTGTAACTCATATGACATAGCATTTGTGAGTTCAGTGTCGATATCGATACCGTTCATGTTCTTAAGATCCTGCTCGAGTTCTACTGACCAGCGAGCAGCGAGTCTACGTGTACCAGCTTCTACTGCTGTCTTTTCGAAAGATACTTCGATTTGAGGGATTTTACCTGTCAATTCGAAATCTTTGAGAAGAGCTGCAACACCTTGATCAACACTTATCATTGGGAACAAGGAAGCACCTAGTGAGCCGGAGGCTGCACCAGAGAGACTACCACTTGAAGTACCAGTGTAAGCTGTATTTAGGTATTGATAGCCAATTTCTTGGCCATTAGCAGACTTTTGAGGTTCAGGTAAGTTGGAGTTGGAAGCGCCTACTAGGCTACCGTCAACACCTGTGTTACCCAACTGTTGGGCTGCGTACTTGTAACGTAGAGCAAAGGCAAGACCTACTGGTCCGCCCATTGGCTGCACGCCTACAATTTCGTTGGTGATTAGCTCGGGGAACGTTCTACGAATCATTGGGATGAGGATCTTTGGAAGACGTGCGTCACCTCGTGCATACCAATCACTGCCTCCTGGAACTGCACCACCGTAATCACCGGTAGCGTTAGAACCGAAGACAGAACCGGCACCACCAGCGACGTTACTCTCGTTAACACACCATGTTTCTTGGTTTTCCAATAGCATTGCTGTGTTTAAGCGAGTGTGATCATCCTCGATAGGCCTCACATTACCTGAAGTGTAATCCAATACTGGTTTCCACTTTTCAAGCAATGCTTGTGCGCGTGTCTCATCAATGTAGGCCTGTGTAGGTCTAATAGATTTCATAGTTAATTCTCCTTAATTTTCGACCTGCAGATAATTCTGCAATATGTTCAGGGTTATTCCCTCAACCAAATTGAAATTAGTATTTACTAAGTTCTTTAAGATAAGGAGACATTACTTGCTCTTCTACTACTTGTGTTGATTCCTCTACTACAGGACGATCAGCATTAGTAGCAGCGCTTTCATTCACTGCCTCATCTTTAATATTTTGAAGCCGCTCTTTTTCAGTCTTATTGAACAGACTGACTGCGTAATCAACATTCTCAGAAATAAAGGACGCTGGTTTATTAACCATGATCTTCTTTAAGTAATCACGTTGACGTGGATTTAAATTAGCTGACTTTCTTTCGAGAACATATTCTGCCTCGAGCTTGGCTAGCTTAATTTTAGTTTCCTCTAACTCTTTGTTAGCGGCTTCAAGCTTCGTAGAAGCTTCATTGATTTGACGCTTTCCGTCTACGACGGCTTCACGAATTGTTGTTTTCGAGAGGGCTGCATCAACGCCCTAAATATTTCTTAATTGCTCTAAAAGTTTTAGTGCTTTCTTATTCTGCACAGCTTCTTTAATATCAGCTGTAGGTACAGTCTCTTCAATGTAAGCATCTAGATAAGAGCTTATATTATTAATTGTATCAGCTTTAAATTTCTTTGCGTCGCTGTTAATTATAGTTTGGTATTTTTCAACTATGGCTTTTAACTTAGCAACATGGTTTGCATCAATTGCCTCAACAACCCTCTTTAATTTTACTGTGTGATCAGCGTCAATAGCTTCAAGCAGATGATTTAATTTACTGCTGTAATCCTCATCTTGCTCTGTTAATGCCTTTTCGACATGTAACTGAACTTTTTCTTTTACACTCTCATTGAATGCTGATTCAATCTCTTTCAAGATTTCATCAGAAAGAATATCTTTTGTTGCTTCCTTTAATAGTGCTGTAATATCTTTACTCATAAAATTAGAAAAGTTTTCCCTTCTTTTGAGAAGCAATGCGAGATGAGATCTTGTCTTGCATAATCTGTACTAAATATTTATTAGCTTGAGCGTAATTTTTTTCACTTAATTTGCGTAAAAAATTGACAATATTTGCTTTTTCTGACACGTTGGTTTTCATTGAATTATCTGTATTATTTATATTCTTTGAACTCATAATACATGACTTATTTGTTTAAAGAATTTAATTATTTCTTCTTTAAGATACGACTCGACATCTTTTTTAGGTAAATTTTTTAGACCGCTACTAAAACTATCATAATATTCTTCATAGTTGCCGTCTTGGTTAACTACAAACTGTTTTGATTCTAATATACCATTCACAAATGCTTTTGAAAAGCTTGGATCGGCTACACAATCAACAGCTACTAGTCTAAAATCTTTTACCTTATTAACACCATTGCCGGCTTCTTCAAGACGGCCTAACGCTCTGCTGCTCATACCTACCTTCACCCCATCATTAACCAAGCTACGCACTATTTGACCCATGGGGGTTGTTAAAACTTTTGACTTACCATAATAAACATTTCCTTCTTTTTTTAGTTCAGTTACTAAATGACATGCTCTCTCGAGATTAACTTCTGCTGCAGTCGGATGATTTAATTCACCCATGCTTCTGTTTGTTCTAACCATCTCATTAATATAGCGATTAACTTCAGAATCCATTTCACGTGAATCGTAAATTCTCTTGTTTTTGTTTACTTCTTCACATTGCATGTAGGGGCCCTTGATATAAAGGGTGCTAGGTTGATTGCCGCTCTTCTCTTCGACTACATATTCAAATGCATCTACTGCAGGTGTTTCAACTAAAAGCTTTAATGGCATACAGTTATTTATTATTTTTATGTCGCTATTTTTTAAGTTCTCTTTCAGTTAAAACAATAAATTCATATCCTCGTTCTTTGCACCATTTGCGTGCAGAGGCCCATTTTGCTTGATTTTGAATGAATGTAAGTTGTTCATATAATAATGATTTACTTTTTTTGTTTGGACTTGCAACTGGTTTTATTGTCTGCTTGTATGGTTTCACTTCAACTAAATACTTTTTTACACCATTTGATGTGTTGAGTTTTATTATAGCGTCGACAATATATCTGTGAGATCTATTATCTATGGGGCTGTTGTATGTGATAACAATAGATTCGCTGCCCCATTCTAATACATTGGGGTTCATATCACACCATCTAAACAATTTCAATTCCCAGCTACTTAAATAGCGCGGAAAATCATGACCTTTATATTTTTCAGGATGAGTTGGTTTAAAAATACCCTGAATAAAGTTATTATTTTTGTTTGTAAGTTTCATCCAACAAAGAATGAAGGTGGTGGTGCATCGCCCATGCCTGGGGCACCCTCGTATAGCATCTTTTCTAATTTATCTCTTTCAGCTAGTCCCTGAGAAATCATGTCATTATAGTTTATAGTACCATTGCCGAAAAGTTGTGTATTGGAATATTTTCCTCTTACAGTTCCAACAGCAATCTTTGTAAGCGCTAATGCATATTGATATACCCATGGTTCTTTTATGATATCAATCAATGGCCTCTCGACGTAACATCCTATCACACCATAAAATCTGGTTTGGTTCGGCGGGGGTGTCATTTGCATATATTGTGTTCTTGGATCAAACTGAACATCTCTTCTAATAGCCAAAGCCTTTTCACGAGTTTTAAGCCAATCCTTTAGTACGTACCAACTAATCAAATCAAATCCATAGTTACCCATGGAATAACTAAAATATGTTTGTTGTGCCAAAGATTGCTCGATAGTGAATAGAGTATTAACACCAGTTGAACTACCTTCTTCAAAATCTAGCAAATCTATTACCCTTCTATAACTACCCAATAAATAGTCGTAGCTGTTTAATAATTCGTATTGCTTGGGGTTGTTTTGATTTACAACTTGAAATATGTATGGGTCGTTAGCATCACCTATTACCATCTTTCCAATATTATACAAATCAGTTACACTAGATGCAGTATTATCGTTTTTAAATCTAAAATTAAAATCTTTTGTAAGACTAAAAAGAACATCTAGTCTTACGCCTTTGCCATTTTTATCATACAAATCACTGTCGAATACTAGATATTCTTGCGTATAACCAGCAAATTTTGTAAACATTTCACATGCTATACCTATGAATTCATTTAATTGATCTTCATGAACTTCAATATTAACTAGCGGGGCGCCAAGAGCCCTGCAAATTCTGTTACCCAATCTTGTGTAGCTTTCAATTTTATTATTAAGATTAGTGCTATAGAATGAGCTCACTGGCTCTGTTGTAGAACAATTCATCATATTTTATTACTCCCCATATAATATAGTTATTCCCAAACCACTGTAATAAGGTGCTAAATCAAATATTGTCAATGTACCGTTGGATAAGAATTGATCACCTGGTGTTGAATCTGTAGGGTTTGGATCCATTACAATTCCTGGGCCTGCAATATACATTAGCGGGAATCCAAAAATATACTTTCTGACTTTGCCATACATATACTGGCCATCAGAGATAAACCTATACACTGTAGTTCCAAAAGAGGATAGGTT